TTACATCAATTCCCTGAACATTAAATCCAGCATCAGTAAGCATTCCATTTAAGTTAAACCCACCATTGGCAGTTTTACCAAGAATTCCATCTAGTGGTGAATCTAAACCGATTGACTTAGTTAAATCAGTTATCTGTCCTTGCAGTTCAGTTATATTACTTACTAGGTCTGGACCAAGATTACCAAGTCCAGAAAGTCCCATATCTCCAAGTAAACCACCAAGATCTCCAAGATCTCCAAGATCTCCTAATCCTAAATCAGCTAAATTTCCAAGCCCAAGATCAGCAAGACCAGCGAAATCTAAACCAAGATCAGCCAAATCAGTTAAACCACCAAGATCTGTTATACCACCCAGCAATTCTCCAAAACCACCATCAAATAAACCATCACCTAAACCTTCTGGAATAATATCACCAGCAATAGCTCCAACTATATCGCCAACCAGACTATCACCAGCAGATTCAGTTGGTTTAGATTTTTTAGAATCGTCTTTTGGTAATAACTTCTGAACACCAGTATAGTCTGTACCTTTAGCAGCAAATTTATCACCACTTGCAATTGCTGTTGTTACTGGTGGAGCCTGAGGATTATTTCTAAACTCCCATTCAGAAACTAGGTTCTCTTTAATAGTATCCCATGATGTTTTAACTCTATTACCATTTTTGTAATAAGTTCCAGTTTCACCACCATAAGGAAATTTAAGATTGAATGGATCTTCAATAGAAGCAAATTCAGCAGCAAGTGCTTTACCAGCTTCTTTTAAAAGTGTTTCATTATTTTTATTTGGATTGCGATAGTAAGCAAGTAATCTTGGTCGTTTACGTGCTACCAAATATTCTTGACATATAAGATCTTGTGTATATGAAGAGAATCTTTGGTTTACATCAATGTTAAGTTTCTGACATGCATCTTTTAAAGTCGAAGGAATACATTGATATTTACCAACTGCAAATAATCTATTAGGATCTCCTGGCGGAAGAGATTGTTTGTCCATAATATCTTTGATAGTCATATCTGTCAAAGATAATTTTTGACCACCAACAGAACCAGTTCCCTTTGGTGCTCCACTACCTCTATTGAATGCATCATATCCTGCAGAACCAGATTCACCACCAGCAATTAGTTTTGCAAGTGGACCAACAATCTCGTCTGGTTTTGAAATATTACCATCTTGTAAATTAGTTGGTGTTTTTGTAGTAGTTGCTTCAGGATCGCCTGAACTCTGGTTAATAGTTCCATCAGGACTTACACTATCAACTTGAATTGTTTTAGAATCATCTTTTGCATTTGCGATTTGAGAAATACCACCAAGAGTACCCATCATAATAGGCATCTGTTGGTCTGGATCCATAAACATAATAAGAACCCAAGAACCCTCAACTGGACCAATTGGTGTAGTACCAATTCCAGAAACACCAGCAGATGTAATAGGAGTTACTGGGAATGCCCATGGTAAATCAGCAGTTGGTAGTATTGTTTTATCTTCTGTATGAAGACCAACAATACGTACTTGACAACGACCGAGTTTTAGTGGGTCATTTCTATCTTCTACGCAACCTGTATAAAATTTGTTCATGATACGTTATTTAAATCAACAATTAGTGAATCTTTAATTAGGGTCATATGGCACTCGTGTTTTTCTACATCTATAACATGGTTGATTGCAGATATCAAATAATTACCACTTATAAGTCCATCTAAAATCTTTTCGGGAGAACTCTCAGTGTCGTTCTTTTCAATTGGTGCTGATTTAAATTTTACAACTTTAACAACAAGACCAACTGTATAATCTGTTCTTCCATAAACAACAATTTGAATTTTATTGGCTTCTGCTTGTTTTAATCTGGAAATACGTTTTTGTCTATTCTTTATGTTTGAAACATCTTCATAATCTGTAAACAATCCAACTTCAATAGTATCATTAAACATTGATGCTCTAAATGTTGAAAATAGTTTATTAGATGCTACAGGAAATTTATTAAGTCGTGTTTCCTTGGTATCATCACCCCATTTATCAAACAATGAAAACTTTTGATTAAAATATTCTTTAGTTCCAAGGTCACTATACAATAGTGTAGAACCATAAACTCCAGAAGTTGCTTTATCCATATAATCATAACTTACTGGAATAGTCAATTCAGTTATTTTTCTAAAATCTAAATTTATATCTCTTGTGGAACCACCATCTGGTGTTATAATTTGATGCACATCATATTGTTGAAATGTTTGAAATGGTCGTTGACTATTTAAAGTGTCTAGAGAAATAAAATTGAACCCATTTCTATTTTCATAAAAAACATATGTGGGCGATTCATTTTCATTTAACGCATGATCCACAATGTAATTTATATTGCGGATTGGAGACCAAAAATTAGAAACATATTTTGTTTTATTACTTGTCTCTTCGATAAAAACTTTTTTCTTTGTATATAATGCGTTTTCGCCAGTTAACAATTCATTTGCAATATCTGAAATTTTACCGTTAAATCCTTTGGAGATTTTTACATTTAAATCATTAATGGCTTCGACTGAAATAAAATGCAACTGATAAACAGTATTACGTTCTGCTATTTCCTGACGATCTGACATTTTATAAATGTAGAACCTTCCTTTAATAACTCCATTATCAGGATATTTTATATCAAAGGAAGGTGTAAATATACTAATGTCCACAACTTCCTCACCAACAAAAGGAAAGTTACTTGCAAAATCTGAAGACTCTCTAAAAATTAAAGATCCAGTAATAAATGGTGAAAACATATCCTCATAAAGTTGAATAGTTAACAACTGATTCTTTACGTTGAATGCAGAGTTATTCACCAAAGATTTTATGGTAATTTCGCCGACGTTAACATCACCAGCAAATCTTAAATCATTTGAAGATGTATTAGCCATTTGGAGTCATTACTGTTCTAAGTTCATTAGTTATTTGTTGAATAAGAGATTTTGAAATTATTTTTATTCTTCGTTTAGATTCATTAATACGGTTTTCATATGTTATATTATCTATTGATATTGCTGAAGGATAATCAGAATTTACTACGTTAAATTTCGAATCTTCATAATGATGTATAGAAGTTGTATTTCCATATTTGTCAATACAGTATTGAACCAATCTATCGTAAGTCATTGGCCAATCTGCCAAATAATCAAAACGCTGGTTTACTATCATTAGAACCCAATGATAGTCAGAAGTTTCATAAACTTTATTTGAAACTATTTCTGGAGATTCTCCATCAACGATATCGTATTCATCGTATAAAGTAATATTTTCCAATACAGATTTTATAACTCTTACATTTGCAGTTATGTCTCGAACGACAACTACTTTATCACTTCCTCCAATCGGGAAGTTGTACAACATTTGCGGAAAGTTATTAAAATAAGCCATTAGAAATTACTCTGTATAGTTTCTTTTGTCAAGATAGCCAATTCAACGAACTGTAGTTGAACATTAATTTGTGTAGGCATACCATCATCAAAAGTGTTAAATGCACCATTTGGTGTATAATTGATTGACATATTTTTCAGCACACAAGAAGGATGTCTGTGTATATTAAGATTTTCTTTACCACCTTGGTAGTAATAAATGTCAAACTCAGATGGATACAAAAAGATAAAATTATTTGCATCTTTATATTCAGGATGCATATGGAGTTTGAACATATAGATTATGTTTCTAACTGCTTGTGCTTCTTCAGGACTTCTTGGTGAGAATGTATAATCAAATGTAAACTCACGGAAATTTACGCTTTTAAATATTTGTTCTTTCTTTGGGTTTGCAGCAAGTCCAGTTGCTGCAGAAAGAGCACCAGCCATTCCTGGAGTTTTAGATAATGCAATGCTTTGAGCAATAGTTCCAAGAGTTTCTTTGACACGGGAATCATTATCTATATCTTTGTGAGTTCCAGATGCAATGGCTTTAGCAATTTCACGATTTGATACTGCTGCTGCTTGAAACGCAAAAGTTTCATCTGTTTGCCATTCCATACTATAATTGATATTAAGTTGGTTTGGTATATGTAAAGCGATGGCATGGTCAAGACGTTTATTCTGTCTTCCTGCTTGTGTTCCTAGTTGTCTTTCATCATCTGTAGCAACGCCAGTTGCTGCGGTTCCTGCAACGCCACCAAAAAGAGCACCTTTAAGAGCACCTCGAATAGCATTACCACTAAATATGCCACCTGCAACTGCACCAGTAAAAGCACCTGCAGTTCCAGTTGCTTCAATAAGTTGTTTATTACTTAAATTTAATCCAACTAAATCGCTTTGAACTCTTTTTGATATATTACCATTAATAGTTGTTACGGTATTACCTTTAATAAGTTTAGAATCCTGCGCTATGTTAATGTAAAATATAACATAATTACCGCCATATTCAGTATCATTCCTGAACAAGTCAATCGGATATTGTGTGTGAGTTACATTATATGTGTTTTGATTAAAGGTATCTTTGGGCATACCACGATTACCTGGCGATGTATTGGTGTCTAGTGCCATTTTGCTCTCTAATAGTTGGCTATCGATTATTTAGGTTACATGCTAAATATAAATGAGGTTATTTATTCCTATTACTATTTATGTTCCATAAAAGACGTTTCGTTCCGATGTTCCCAGAAAAATACTCTGGCGATCCCACATGCATAATTATGCGAAGTTCTTGGGAAACTAGGTTTGCTTCTTGGTGCGATAAAAATCCAGCTGTTGTTAAGTGGTTATCCGAGGAGACAGTAATTCCATACAGATGTCCAACTGATAATAAAATCCATCGTTACTTTGTAGATTTTCAGATTCAGATAAGAAACAAAGATGGATTGCTTCGAACATATTTAGTTGAAGTTAAACCATCGGCTCAAACAATTCCTCCAGTTTATCCTGGAAAAAGAACCCAAAGATACCTAAACGAATCCCTAGTTTTTATCAAAAATCAGGCAAAATGGAAAGCTGCGACTGAGTATGCAAAAGACAGAGGTTGGGAATTTAAGATTATTACAGAGCATGAGCTTGGGATTAAATGACCTAAATAACTAATATGGCTACAACACCTAAAACTCCGAGCATGCATGACGTATTTGAGCGTAATAAATACGACCTCAAATCTTCTCTGAAAAGATCAAAGTCATGGTATACTCAACAAGTACTGCTTCTTTCGAAGCAAAGGATAACGCCACAGCAATTAATGCGTGAAAATACGCAAGATTTAAGAGCACGTATTATTCCTGGGAATTTGTATATGTTTGTATACGATCCAAAATTAAAAGCAACTCTTCCATACTATGATACGTTTCCTTTAGTGTTTCCGTATGCCACAGTTCCTGGTGGTGGTTTTATGGGATTGAATATGCATTATCTTCCATATCCACTACGTATTCGCCTTTTAGATCGTTTATTAGTTTTCAAAAATAACGATAAAATGGATGGAACCACCAGAATCAAATATTCATGGTCATTGATCGCAGGAGTCTCCAAATATAAAATGGCAGAACCTTGTATAAAACATTATCTATTACCTCATGTAAAAACAGCTTTTAAGAAAGTCGATGTTAATGATTGGGCAACAGCAATGATGCTTCCTGTTGAAAGATTTGTAAAAGCACCAAAAGAAAAAGTATGGAAAGAATCACAGGCTAACCTATGAAAATAACAGATTTCGTTGCAGAAGTTCAAAACAGTAATGGATTAGCCAGATCTAATCGTTATACAATTGAAATACCATTCCCATTGGTAATGCGAAACACTAGCAATTATAATGACAATGATTTTAGAAAGATGCATCTATTTTGTGAATCTGCTCAGATTCCTGGATTGAATGTTAATACAACTCAAATAAGAACCTTTGGTGAAGTTCGAGAAATGCCTTATGAGTTTAATTATGACCCAGTTCAATTTAGTTTTTATGTAGATGGAGACATGATTATAAAAGGTCTTTTCGATGAATGGATTAAAAATATTCAAATCGGCAAAACCAGAAATTTCCAATATTACAATTATTACATTAGCGACCAAGTGAAAATAAATATTGAGAATATGCAAGATGAAGAGATTCACACTGTTACACTATATGAAGCATATCCAAAATCAATTAGTTCTGTTCAAGTTGGATATGACCAAAAAGATGTTATGAAAATGACAGTTAGTTTAATGTATAAGTATTGGACTTCCGACACATCAGTTAGACTTCCACAATCTACAAATTCAACATATACAATTACACAAGATCAATTCTTACCTGAGGTCCAGAATGTAACAACAGCTGTAGCATTTGGTACATCTGTTGCAAGTTCGTTTTTTGGTGCAGTAACAAATTATGGTTATGGAAATCCAATGGGTGATAACTCTGGGTTTGGCGGATTCTGGTAAAACAATAATTATAAAGGAAGTATCATGGCAGAAGAAATAAACGCAAGCGAAAAGAAAAAAGAAGATTGGATGAACAGCAAATGGCGTCCAATGATGGGCTGGTTATATATGGGAGTCTGTGCATTTGATTTTGTTGTATTTCCAATTTTATGGAGCCTTTTACAATCAGTTAGTCATGGGCAAGTAACAAGTCAATGGCAACCATTAACACTTCAAGGTGCTGGATTATTCCATGTCGCCATGGGTGCTGTTCTTGGTATCGCTGCAATGGGTCGTACTCAAGAAAAATTAGCAGGAGCTAACAATGGCGGAATATCTGCACCATCAAATTTCGGAACAACATATACGCCTCCGCCATCAAGCGGACAGGCATCCACCAGCGGTTTTAATACACCAATATCAACACCAGCACCTAGTTTTGGATCAGCGTCAGCTCCATCAAGTGGCTTTGGCGGAGGTGGCTTTGGAAGCGTACCTGCAACAACGACAATAAATAAACCGACTCCAAGTGTATCAGGTTTTGGTTCTGGATTAGATTCGTCTGATCCTCCAACTAGAAATACAAGAAACGATTAATATGAAAATTGATGATAGATTATCAGAAGTCTTTGACACTGTAAAGTTAGAGACTACTACACGTGAAGTGATTGATAACTCCACAGGAGAAATACTAAAAACTCCTGAGGAGAAAATTACCTCTGACTATGACACAGCCAGAGACAATCTTCGTGAATTATTGGTCACTGGGCAGAATGCTTTATATTCTGCCTTAGAAGTGGCAAAACAATCTGAACACCCACGTGCCTATGAGGTCGTGGGTAATCTAATGAAGCAACTCGCTGATGTAAACCAACAACTAATGGATATACATCAGCAAAAAGCAAAACTTGATGGACCAAAAGAAAATACCCAGAAAGTTACAAATAATGCTATCTTTGTAGGTAGCACATCTGAATTGAACAAGATGATTAAGAAACTGAAATTAGGAGAATAAAATTATGGCTTTACCAATTAACACCGCACCAGTATACTCAGTAACGATTCCTTCATCCAAGGAATCAATTAAATTTAGACCATTCTTGGTCAAAGAAGAAAAAGCTCTTTTGATTGCTCAGCATAGCGAGGATCAGGTCGTAATGGTCGACACATTAAAAGATATTATTAAGTCTTGCACGATGGATAAAGTTGATCCAGATAGTCTTGCAACATTTGATCTAGAATATCTATTCACGCAAATTAGAGCCAAGTCAGTTGGAGAAAATGTTGAGTTACTATTCCCTTGCGATGTTTGTGAAGACGAAAAAGCAAGAGTTAAAATAACATTTGATCTAACCAAAATCAACGTAGATTTCCCAGAAGGACACACTAAGAACATTCAATTATTTGAGAATGTGGGTGTAATAATGAAATATCCTTCTATCAATGTTATTAAAGAATTAGAAACGCTGGATATGAGTAATGTAGATTCAGTGTTTAATGTCATTTCAGCATCAATCGAAACAATTTACAATGATACTGAATTGTTCCATGCAAAAGAAACCAGTAAAAAAGACATTATGGAATTCCTTGAGAATTTAACATCTCAACAGTTCGCAAAAATTCAAAACTTTTTTGAAACTATGCCACGTTTAAGTCAGAAGGTACAATATAAGTGCCCTATGTGCTCTCGTGATCATAATAAAGTTTTGGAGGGACTTGACAGTTTTTTTTGATGAATCTCTCACATGATTCTTTATTCAATCACTATAAAATGAATTTTGCATTAATGCAATATCACAAATACTCATTGGATGAATTGAATAATATGATCCCATTTGAGAGAGAAATTTATATTAGTATGTTGGTTCAGTATCTAGAAGAAGAAAAACAACGATTAGAATCTAAGAAAAATTAAAATGGCAAAAAATACAAACTATGTCGTTAATGTAAGTTCCAGCGAGTTTAAAAAACTTCTGGAAATACAACAACAATCTTTAACTCAATTATCTGCAATTAAAACATTGACAGAATTATCAAGAAAACTTGATGAAGATTCATTTAAAGAAGTTAAAGAACAAAAAGTTGTAGATAACGACCAGTTAAAGGCAACCAAAGAAGTTAGCACTAACATTAAAGATTTAATTGAGCTAACAAAAGAATCCTCAAAAAATATCGCTAAAATGGTTCAGGATAAAGCACCTGGAACTGTTGGTGAATCTATTAGAGCAAAGTTCGATGCTAAATTTGGTTCGCTACGTAATGTTCTTGATACAATGGGCGTTGTTAAAAAAGGTGGCGGTGGAGTTTTTGATAATGCTCTTAAACGTAGAGAAGCCGATAAAACCTTTATTAAAGGTGATATGAAACTGTCTGGTACTTCTGAGCAAGAAGCCAGAAATAAATTAACTCAGATTAAAGAGCATGAAAAGAATATCACTCATAATGAAAAAGAAATTGGTAAATACACTAAACTAGGAATCTCTGAAGAACAACTTTCTAAAACGATTCATGGTAAAACTCTTCTTGAAAATAGAAATTCAGAAGTAAACAAATTATCTAAAATAGATTATAGAGTTCAGCAACATTTAAATACTACTAATGAATCTAATAAAAAACAAGTTAATGCTACTAATGAATCTAGTACGAATTTAAATCGAGTTAATGCTACTAATGTTAATGAAAATATTAATGTAAATAAAAAAATAGTTCCTATAGGAAATACGCCACTATCCGTTATTAAAGCTGCAAACCCAGCTATAAAAACTGATGAACTTGAACTTGAAGCAATTAGAAGAGAAGAAGAACAAACTGAACTTCTAAAACGTATTGCAGAAAATACTGGTGGTAAAGACAAATTTAAAAGTCCACAGAAACCAGAAGAAGAAGGTGGTTTAGGTGGACTAGGACTAGTTATTGGTGGATTGATCGGTGGTCTGATTGGTTTTGCTAGAGCATGGGTCAAAACAATTAAATTATTTTTTGAAACATTAGTTCCAGAATCACTTAGAAAATTTATAGGTGAAAAGTTTGCATCGATCGGTAAATTCTTTGAAGAGATAGGAACCAAAATTAAAAGTCTGTTCTCGTTTGGAGAAGAGTCAAGAATCGGAAAAGTTATTGAAGGTTTTAAAGATGGTATTGCTAAATTAACAAAACCATTTGTTGTAGCCTATGATACTTTAAAGGGATTAATCGGTGGTTCAGAATTCCTAAGCAAAATGTTTACTGGGATATCTGAATATGTTTCTAAATTTGGTAAATATATTGGTAAAGTTGCAGTTATTGCTGAGAAACTATTTCTACCACTTACTATTATTATGACAGTTTGGGATACCGTTAAAGGTGCGTTCAAAGGATTTGAAGAAGGTGGTTTAGTTGGTGCAATCGGTGGCGCAATTAAAGGGTTGTTTGATTCTTTAATCTTTGGCGTAGCTGATATGATTAAAGGTGCTGTCTCTTGGGTAGCTGGTGCGCTTGGATTTAAAAACATAGAAAAGTTTTTAGATTCATTCTCATTTGAAAAGATTTTTGATGATTTTGTGGATATGATAATGTTTATCCCACAGAAAATTCAAGACTTGATAATGCATCCAATCAATAGTCTAAAAGAATTAGGTACTCTTGTAACTGGTGCATTTAGTAAAATTGGAGAAGTATTTAAACCAGTAACCGATTTCTTTAAAGGTATGGGTGCCAGTATTATTGGTATGCTACAAAGTATTAGTATACCAGAAATTGGATTTACGATACCAGTAGTTAATCAGAAAGTTTCTGTTGGTCCATTCTATCCGTTTGGAAAAGCTGAAACGAAACCTATTGCTGCTGGAAATAGTACTGCTGGCGCAGGACAAGGTTCAGCTGAGTTTGCTGCGAAAGATCCAAGAAGAGTTGATAGTGGAGCATCTCCTGCATCTACATCACCAATAAAATCTACTGGTTCAAAAGAAGAATATACTCAAATTGCTGGTGAAAAAGTAGTTCCTGGACAACCATTATCTGGTAAACAGATGGCAGTTATGGCTATGTCCTTGTCTATGGGAAATAAGTATCCTGCAGAAATAATGCAGCAGTATAATAAACAATTAGCTGGTGGTGCTACTGTTGATAACTCTAAAGCAAATGCTATAACTCCAACACCATCATCTGGTAATATTATTGCTGGTAAGTCAACTGAAGTTGTTGGTGCAAAAGAAGATATGGCAAATAAAGGTGGTAACACCAACGCTATTCTGAACGCACCAACTACAGTTAACAACAACACTAATCAATCTACTATAATGAGATCTCCATTTAAGAATGAAGATTCAACACTTAACAAGTATATTGGTACTCGATACGCAGCATACTAAAATGAAAAAAGCCACCGCAAAGGTGGCTTTCCTTTAAGTATTACTCAATCAATTCTCTTGAGCAATTTTCTTAAAATAAGACATAACGTCTTCATCATCTTCATCTAAAGAAACTTCCTTTGCTTTTGGAGCAGGTACAGATTTAATCTGTGGTGCTGCAGCAACAGGACGATCTTCTTCTTCAGCAATCTCCGCAGCAGATTTAGCAGAGAATGAATCGCCAGAAAGAACTTCTTCAAGTTTTTTCTTCAACTCATCATAAGATTTGAAATTCTTACGATCAGTGAATTCAGACAATTTATGCTGAGCATTTACAAAACCCAACATTTTTTCTTCATCTTCAGTGACTGGAGTTGGATCTTGAAAAGAAGATTCATCATAGTTAGTGTAACCATCTTTCTTACGCATGCGTAATTTGAAGTTAGCACCTTCCCAAAGATCAAACACATTCACTGGATTTTCATCATCATAAGTTGGGCGAGCCTTATCCATGATCTTATCAAAGATTTTCTTACCAAACTTAAACAGTTTAACTTGTCCTTCATTTTCAGGATGCTTTGGATCAGAAACGATTAAAACATTGGCAATAAAAGATAAGCGACGCTTTTGCGCCTGTGCAATTTTCTTGTTGGCTTCAGAACCAGAGTTCCACAAACGTGAATTAAGTTCACCAACAGGATCATTCTCACCAAGAGTAGTGAGTGAGTTTTCAATATACCACTTACCAGTTGGTCCTTGGAAGCCATGAGAAAAGATACGAACCCATGGTAACTCATCACCTTCTACACGTGGTAGAAAACGAAGTGTGGCTGTTCCATTTCCTGCCTTGTCGCCTTCAAGTTTCCAGAAGCGATCATCGACATAAGACTTGGTATTGGTTTGGGGATTAGCGATTTTCTCGAACTCTCCAGCGATTTTGCCGAAGTCAGAAGAACGCATTTTGCGAAGTGTTTGAATATCCATTTGTATTTTCCTTATATAAGTTGTATTTACGGTGTATCGTTTTGTATATGTTGAATAGTGATTTCATCATTAAGTTCAAACTCATCGTCAAATGAGTCATCGTCATAATCTTCTTCAACATAACTATTTAGCGTTTTCATACCCCCAGTTTTCTTTCCATTGGAATGTTTACTGTGTTTCCCAGAACGCTGGCTGGAAATTTCTTCATCAAATTTATTTTGATTTTTATGGTAAGTCTTGCCCATATTATAACTCTTTAACTTCTTCCTTGAATTCCAAATAAGATGACATTATCTTTTCTTTATCGTATTTAACAAAACCTTTTGACTTTTCAACTTTACGGATTTCATTTTCCCAAAGTAAAGTCATCGAAGTGTTTTGTTTCCATGGTTCGATTAAGTTCGCTACGTCATCTAAAATCCTAAGAGTTTCAATCCCAATTTGTTTTCCAAGGTATAGGTTAAGTATACTCGGATATTGATTTAAAGTAAAATTTATTATTGATGTTTCTTTAATCTTGCGTTTGTAAGCATCCATCAAAATCTTGTTAAGATCATCTGCAAAGATTTTTGTAATAGACTGCTTACGTTTGTTCCATTCTAACAAATATGATTCTGCTTCCTCAATTGAATAAATCATTCCATCATTACCATATGCAAAGTTAGCAACATAAAATTGAATCAAATCTTTGTCCACTGGATATTTACGTGCTAACTTCTCAAAAATATAACGATCGTTTCTTGCATTAAATGCTTCACGAGTTCCCTTTACAGAACCACGATTCTTAAATACATCAAAGGAATCTTTTGTGAAGTGTAATTTAATTGCAATATAATATTTATATGCCTTAAATCCGTCCATTAAACATCCAGCTGTGCCTGCTTAGGTAAGTAATTTAATTCACGAAAGTTCATCTCAAGTTTATCCTTAAGAGATTTATTAATTAGTTTTGAAATATCAGAAGGTTCAAGAGAGTTTTCTTGACAATAATCAAGAACTGCATCCATATAATTTAGACGCTTTTCTTGGACTAACTGCTCGATGTGTAAAGAGAATTCGTTTGAATTTTTAAACATAACTTTTCTTTAGATAATATTGAGCAACTTTAATGGCTTGCTCAACTTCGCCATATTCTTTTAATTTCTTTCTGTAAAGTTTCCAGACTGGTGTGTCCGTAAATTCAGGATCCATCTTATCACCAACTTTATCAAGATACATACTGAAAAATTTATCCATACGCATACGATCCATTACAAGGTTTTGATATATTTCATTAATACCATTAATATCTCTATAAGTTGCGCACTCTGACATTTTACCATAATATTGATTCATTATTTATCTCCGCATGTTTGCTATAGCAATCGCTTCTTCATCACTAAAAATTGGAACTGCATTTGATTTATGCATCGTACCAATACCCTTCATCATAGTTCCTGTATAAACTTTATCTGGTGCTTTCGTACAAGGTGCTCCAGTAAATGGTAAACTCGGAATCCTAGGCGTGTCACCACGAGCACTTTTTCCAAGTGAGTATACGCTACTGAGGTCTTTCTTGTTATCAGAAAAACTCTTTGCAGGATACTTCTTTAGTAAGTCTTGCCACGAACTATCTAACTCACGCTGTTTTGCATTTGGCTTATGCTTCTTTACTTTCTTGAACGAAGTATGTATCATTTGCATCATAAATCCTTTCATCGATAATATAATTATACCTCATTTTTGAATAAAAGTAAAGCGAAAACCTTACTGGAAGTAAGGTTATTTTCTGCTGGCGTAGATAGAACATACAGTACTACTGGAGTCGTAAGAACAACGAACTGAGAGAGGGTCTACACCTTTGACAATTGCAGATTCAATATTGGATTTCATAGATTGCAATTCGTTTAATTTGTAATAAGTTAAACATCCAAATCCAGTAACTAGTATTAATACGCAACTAATTAAAATTGCAAGAAGGTTTTTGTCTAAAGGTTTATCCATATATATTTTCCTCACCATGATCCATCATCTATAACGAGTCGAATTGAAACAGGTGCAATCGAAACAAAAAATCCACGCATTGCAGGATTTATCTCATCTGGTTGCATAAACTCGAACGAAAATCTCCAGTGAAATGGATTTAGTGCAAAACTAACCCATATACCAGAGTAACGTACATAATTACCTAAGGTCTTTAACGTCATCGCATAGTCCTAACTTTTTAGATTCTGCTGCACTTAGCCAAATATCTTGAGGTGGAAGTAGATACTCTCTAATTTGGTCTTCCTTCAAGCCAGTGCACTTTTTGTAATGAGCAATCATGCGTTTAGTGGTCAAGTCAAACTCTTTAATTTGAGCAAACAATTCATGTTCTTTTCCAAACGCACCCCAAGAATACTGATGTGACAAGATAGAAGTATTCGGTGTAAGAATACGTTGCCCTGTGGCACCAGCAATAAAAATCATCAATCCAGCTGAAGCAATCTGACCAAGACCAATTGTTCGAATCGGAATTGCAGAACCACGCATGGTATCAACTAAAGCAAATGCTGCATTCAAATCACCACCAGGAGTAGTGATAATCATATTCAACATATCTGGACGTTCTTCAGCAAAGTTTGCTTCAAACACCCATTCAACTGCTTGCTTGCATGCAGCAAGAGTAATTTCCTCCATCAATAGAAAGAACGAATGACGAGAGTCTGATGTCTCATTCAATTGGAGGTTTAATTTTTGCATCATTAGATGTTTCTTCCTTCTTTATAAAATATATGTCGACCAATAACTTTGGTCTTCTTCAGTTTCCAATTTGGGTTAATATAATCCGCATGGAAATATAACGCTCCATTTGTTATATCGTCAAGCATCTCATAATTAACATAAGTGAATATTGCGATCTCTTTTGATTTCGCATAAACATCATGTTTCTTGGTTTTTATACCTTCACAAAACCAAGAGAACTGACACAGTAAGTTTACCTTTTGTTTTACTACAGAGCAAATATCTTTTGGGAATCTTGGATCTTGCGTTCTATTAATTGTTACAAGGGCAACTGCAAGTTTACCATCATCTGGTTCATAACCTGCTTCATAATAAATGTTGTCTGCCAAGCAATCTACTTGTTTTCTTGCTTCAGCTGTTAATTCTTTGTATTTGACATTAAACAATTTTGTTTCTTGTGGTTTCGTTGTGACGAAGATAGTAATACATACCATCGCAATGATAATCAAAAAAGTATTTAAATATACTCGCATGTTTCTCCTTTAGTTAAAGAAGGTGTGTGTTCGCACACACACCTTCCGATCCCGTTAGGTGGACTTTTTGCTAGTCTTTTCTATTGTAGAGGGGACGTTTGAAACGAAACCATTTAAGACTTGCGCCTTTGCAATGATATCGAGTTCGGATGGGATAGCAGGGAATCCAGGATGATCTGGGATCGTGCCTCCATTGATTTTAGCAGATTCGACTTTTGTAGACCAGTCGTTGCTAATTTGTTCACGCTTACCGTAATAATCATCGTTAAGCATGTCTTTCGCCATTTTTAATAATTCTAGGCGAATCTCGAATGGTGTCAAGTTTGACATAATTTACTCCTTTTTGTGTGTTGTGTAAAATAGTGATTTTGTAGGGTTCACCAACCCTCTATTATTTAGCTTCTTCTGTTTTCTTCTTTGGTGTAGGACGCTCTTTACCTTTTAGTGAATCCTTACAAACAACTTCTTTAGAAGGAACGCATTTTTCTTTCTTGGTATCTTTCTTATCTGCTGCGATTGCATTAGACGTTAAAAGAACTAAACTCATAGCAAAAATTATTAATGATTTCATTTTTCTATCCTCATCGTGTTAAAGTCGATATTTGGGTATCGGTTAAAAATCTCATCCCACACTCTACGCCAATTTTTAATAAATTTTTGGTCTTTAGTGTTTTCTTTTTTTACAAACTTATCAGTAGAAGATTCTGTAGTATCACTGAATATAGAATCGCATCCCCATATATGTATTGTATTGAAGTCTCCATGCTCGAGCAAAAACTCTGCAGCATAATGTGCAGTATTATACCAGTCTTTAGGTTGAAACACGTATCGAATATCAAAATAATGATCGATACGTAACTCTTTCATTTTTTCCCATGCTTTAGTGCTGACAATAACTGGACATTGAACTAATTCTGGAGATGTCGCTAAAAGATAAACAATCTCCACATCACATATTACAGTTGCGTCAACACTAAATTCCTTGCTTGGGATATTACAACCAATTACACAGTCTCCGCTTCTATCGTAAAACTGTTTACTTGGTCCATTACCTAATATAATACCCAACAAGATTATATTCCTTTATTTAAAAAATGGTAGGTTATTCTGTTACGAGGAAACCTACCGAAACCCTAGT